GAGATGTCCGACCAGCCTTACTTCATCCAAGATTCTTGGGCGTTCAAGGCTACCGAGCGTTTCTCGGTTTCCTGTTTCGACTCTGGAAACTACAGCGCCACAGCATCTGCTCGTGTGCCTGGTTCGTTCATCGGCCTTATCGCAGCTCACACGTAAGCCAATGCGGAGTGATACCGCAACCGACCCGAAGACCCTCGGCATCCGTGCTGGGGGTTTTCTTTTGCCTACTGCGTGATCCGAGCCTATGGCTCTGTGTGGGATACTTAGACCATGAGCCTGAGCCGAGCCGATGCTATTGGAAGAGTTGCTTTGTACAGTCAAGCGGCGCAATATCCTGCCGTGTCTACTACCGACATCGGTACCATTCTTGATGAGCATGAGCGCTTTGAAACTTGGACTGCAAGCACCACCTATGCAGTCGGTGATCGTGTAGTAGGAAGTATACCGAACGGCCGGGTCTATGAATGTCGACAGGTTGGAACATCAGGCACTACTGAGCCAGAATGGCCTAGTACATGGGGCTGGACTTGGGAGGGTTTTCTGCTTACTGAAGGTACATCAAATCCGCAGCTCGCATGGGTTGATATGGGGCCTGCCAACGTCGAGCGTTACGATGTCCGAACTGCCACCCGTGCTGTATGGCTACTGAAGGCTGGTTTAGTTGCCACAGAGATAGATGCCAAAGAAGGTTCAAGCGATGTCAAACTCTCGCAACTTCAAGCACAGTTCCTCACGATGGCTGAACGATATCGCCCGGTGAGTATCTTTTGATGTCTCCTATCCTCCGTGCCATCCTAAGCCGTGCACTCGTCCGTAACCTCGTCCAAGACCGGGTCATTGTCCTCCGTATGACGCTCACAGAGGACGGTAGAGGCGGTCAGACGCAGGACTGGCGACAGGTTGATGAGTTCCTAGGGCGCATAATCAATCAAGGTAATAAAGAAATGCTGCTAGACCAAGGCATCAAGGTTGTTTGCGATTGGTATCTCGTTGCTCCAGTGGACAGGCAGATTCAAGCCAACGATCGCATCAGGTTGCATGATGAGCCAAACCATTATTTTGATGTCATTGGCACGGATGCCGGACAGACAAACCTGCTGATACAGCATGTATCTCTCAAGGAGCATTTTGCATAATGGGCGCATCAGAATGGACAGCGATTGGCCTAGCCGTCTCCTCCGGCATAATCAGCCTGTTGGTTTACATAATTAAATTTTTGCACCGAATGGATAAACGCAATGCAGTTGATACGGCTACTCTAAACGATCACAGCGGACGCATTGTGCGTCTTGAAACAGTTACGGGTGAACTCAAAACACAGGTCACAAGGCTGGAGGCAAAGCAATGAACGGTATCAGTATCAAGCGGTTAGTGGTTGTCGTGCTGGTTGCTTTCGTGGCTTCCTTCACTACGGTGTTCGGTGATGGTATTCGCACTGCTGAAGCCAAGGACGTGACCGAGCTTGGCGCAGTGCTGGCACTGTATGGGAGCAAGGCGGTAGCGGCGGGTGTCTCCGCTGCGGTGTCTAGTGTACTGGCGTTCCTTACGATGCCGTTTAGCGGTACGCAAGCAAACGCCTTGAAGGTGGGCAAATGAATCTGCAAAACTTCTCTGTAGTCAAGGAACCCGCACCTTCTACAGACTGGCGAGTTTATGGGGATATCTTTGACGATTCTGGGACGCAAATAGGTACGTTTGGGCCTGATGGAACTAGCGTCAATCAGTGGTGGGTGTCACAGGATGAAGAGTTTCAGTTTGGTATTGTCAGTCAGTTTGCGGTGATTATGGCTCAACAGATAACACAAGGAACTGCCGAGTAATGGCAACGTACTATGTAGCCACATATGGGTCAAACAGTAACAATGGCACGTCTCCATCTACTCCATGGTTATCAATATCTTTTGCAATTGGTGCTGCATCGGGTACTAACCCGGGGCTAGCAGCTGGTGATACGGTTTGGGTTGCGCCGGGTACATACAGAGAATCGCTTAGTGCAGCGTTGCAATACCTCGGCGGAAATGGGACATCTGGAAGCCCAATCACTATAAAAGGTGACCCATTAGCAACGCAAGCATGGACAGCGACAACAGCAGGTGTTGTTCGGTGGACTGTTTTCCCTACTGATACAACCAACCCAATCACTGGTTGGGCGCTATTGACTGCGACAAGCAAGACTTACATTAATTGGGAGTCGTTGTATTTTGATACTTGGACAAGTGGTTATGCAGTTAATCTTACGACCTGCCGTGGATGGACTTTTACAAAATGCGTTTTCTCTACAGTGCAGCTCAACTGTCAGATCTTCAATATGACGAATACGGCTGGCACATCATACGACTTCACGCTCGACAGGTGTGTATTACTTGGTGGGCAGTGTTGTACCGTTTCATCCGCACGTCATACAAGCACCTACGATGTAAATATAAATATCAAGGATTGCATATTTTTAGGATGTCCTTCAACTGGTCAAGCTTTGGTTTTCACACAATCTGGAACAGGATCGGACGGAAATGGCGTAAAAATATATAACTGTCATTTTCAAGGGTTTGATAGTCAAACAATCTATATTTCAAGCACAAACACAACACATAACAGCATTGTCAAAAACTGCGTGTTGATTCGTGGCAACATTTTCGGAGGCATTACTGGGGCAGTCGTTCAAACATATAATAGATTGATTAATGTATCACTGCAAAACACTGCAACGAGTGCAACGACTGTAACCACTGGTAGTGCTGGTATATCGTTAGCCTATGAACGCATCAATGGTTTGACAGGTAATGATACTTTCGCACCATATCCAAACAGCCCGAATATTGGATTTGGTAACAGTACAGGTGCGCCTACCGTTGACCTATATAGCGCAACGTGGGCAGGTAATCCGGATGCTGGTGCAGTGCAGAAACTTGCAGCATCAACCGGTGGTGGACTGCTAACGCATCCGGGCATGACAGGGGGCATTCGTGGCTAAGTTATTCGTACAGGCGCAAGCCACATCCAACCGCTCCGAGTACGTATTTGTGCAGGACAGCGCAAGCACGACAGGTGGAGGTAAGACCGGCATTGCCTATAACGCATCCGGCTTAACTGCTTACTATGTCAGACCCGGCGGAAGCGCAACGGCAATCACACTGGCAACTCAGACGGTCACGGGCGCGTGGTCATCTGGTGGATGGGTTGAGGTAGACGCAACCAACCTGCCAGGAATCTATCGCTTTGACATTCCTAATGCAGTATTTGCCTCAGGTGTAGACCACGCTGTTGTAATGCTCAAGGGCGCATCTGGCATGGCTCCTGTGTCGCTTGAATATCAACTCGTAGGGTTTGACCCTTCTACTGCATGGCTAACTACAACACAGACAGCGCAAGCAGTCTGGAACGCCACGGCATCGACCTACAACACGGCTGGTTCTATGGGTGAAGCAGGGCAGAAGCTCACAGGCTACAGTCTTGCATCTAGCCAGACCTTTAGCACAACTGGTGCAGTTGGCTCTGTGACTGGTTCTGTGGGCAGTGTTACGGGTTCGGTCGGAAGCGTAACTGGCGCGGTAGGCTCAGTGACTGGTGCAGTCGGAAGCGTAACCGGCGCGGTTGGTTCGGTAACTGGAGCGGTAACCGTTGGCACAAACAACGATAAGACCGGCTACGCACTATCTACTGGCGGCGTGTCTGCTGTTGCCGGCAAGGTATGGGATGAGCCGTATACCTCGCACACAACAGCAAATACATTCGGTGCTAGGATACTTTTGACTACAGTTGATAATAGACCTGCGGATGTCGGCACATCAAACCATATACAGGCTAACGTCCACGCGATTGTGGACAGCACAGTAGCTGCGTCCGAGTTGTCTGGCGCTCTACTTCACAACGGCACGGACTACATCAGCGCCGAGCTCGTTACTCCGGTAAGTACGGCAAGCCTTATCTACATGGGGCCTTTTCAGGTCATCGCTGATGGCGTCACAACTCCGCAGCCTCTCGACATTCAGAAGGGTACACAGCAAGGCATCGGTATCCAACTGGTAGACAACAACCTTGCAGGTATCAGCATCACGGGTGCCACGATAACGGCTAAGGTCTACAACTCTGGCGGTACGCTGGTTGCTACCTACAGCGGTACGGCAACCTATGCAGCTGATGGACGGGCGCAGTTTACGATTACGACTACGGTGACTAACACTCCAGGAACCTACACGGCAACGATTACACGCACCACGGGTGCAAGCGATACGCAGATATTCGGGCCACTGCGAATCTATGTGAGGGACATCTGATGGCAATAATCTTTGACTTGACCGAAGACCCTCAGCAGGTCGTACAGGTATCCGCTTGGACGGGTGACTGGCATTCCTACGTGGTGCGCTTGGTGGACGAACTGGGAAGCCCGGTAGACATCACGACCGGAACTCTTGGGGCAACCTTTACGAACATCAACACGGGAGTTGCTTATTCGTTTGGTGGTGGCTCAGTGACTCTTACAAAGCAATTCAGCGCACAAGGCATCTTGTCTGTGTTGAATCCTGCGGCCTACCCGACAGCGGCCATGGTTAGGCTCACCGTATCTTTTACCGTTGGCTCTACTGTAAGGCGTTTTGGCCCTCTAGAGATCGAGGTATTGGCTCCATGAGCGTGACTGTATCGTTGAAAACCATTACTCTAGATCAGTACAAACGCAATCTAGACAAAATTAACTTTGTTGTGGGTACGTTTGCAGCTCAGGTGGAAGGCAACGCAAAGCAGAGCATTGCCATGTCTAGCGGCAAGTATAAAGAATATTATGGAGTCGTGGAACATCCTCACTGGTCAAGTCCTCCCGGTACTCCACCGAATAGTGATTCTGGCAATCTTGGAAACTCTATCGGGCATCATCCGATAGGTAAGGGTATGTACGAAATCACAGCAGGTAAAAAGGGATACACCGCTACAGCGGATGCTAAGTACGCGGTCGCTCTGGAACTTGGATGGACTTCACGCGGTGGGAATACCGTGCCACCTAGACCATTTATGGAGCCAGCACTGATGAAGGTAAAACCGGCTTTTCTAAAAGCCATCGGGCAAGTGCTAAGAGGTAAGTAATGGCATACGAACCAGCGGTAATTGAACAGTGGATTTATGAAACTCTAAGCGGTGATGCCACGCTTGTAGGTTTGCTATCGACCAGCAACCAACCAGATGGATATCAACAAGGCATCTACAACACAGTTGCGCCACAGGTAGACGTAATCAGCCGGAAACCTCCACAACTGCCTTACGTGGTTTTTAGCCGAGCTGGGGCAAGCGGGGAAGATGAAGACGCGCTATGTGGTGGCAGAGTATTCACATACCCAAACTATCGAGTGACCGTGTGGGATACTGAAAGCGGTGCTTTGAGCATGAGTAGGATTCAAACCATCATGTCTCGCATTGATACACTTTTGGATAATCAAACGGTAACGACCACAAGTCCAAGGCTTTATGTTCGTAGGACTTCAACGGATCAAACCTTTTCATTATCAGATGGTGGTCGGACGGATTACGGGGTGACAGCGGTCTATCGCTGCCTCACACAGCAGTAGGAGTAGACAATGGCATTTACAAAATCATTCGGTTTGGTCGGTGAAAACTGTACCGTAACCATCGCTTTCGGTGGATTCCAAGATGGTTCACCTTCAGCCTTTACCGCTAACACGTACACCTGTTTGGCTAAGTCGGTGCGCACATCTACATCGGTAGATACCGCTGACGTGAGCGCACTTTGTGACACCACCAAGAAGATGCAGGTTACCAAAGCATCCGGTACCCTCGAAATCGAACTCCTTGTAGATGGCACACAACAGGCTGATGGTTCTCCTGTTTTCTTCAATAAGGAAGGCTACTACTGCCAAGTCGTTATTACGCCAGGCGCATTGAGCGCAAAAACGTTTGTGGGCGTTGTCACTGCGACTGGTATTAGCATTGCGGCAGGTGAGGCAGTCTCAGAGACGGCTACAATCATGCTCGGTGCTAACGGCGTGACGACTGCTTGGACATCTGCATAATGGGTATTAAAGCCATCAAGGCGGTTGAGCCAGAAGCCAATCACGGAATCCTCGAAGTTGATCTCAGCGAGTGGGCTGGTGAAGGAGCGGTTGTCCGCTTCCGCCAGCCTAAAGCTGCTGACATCTTTCCGGATGGAACTGCGCTCAAAGCGTTGCAGATTTCATACCCTGAAATGTCACAAGGTTTGCTGGTCAACCTTAGCATTATTGCTAAGTGTTATGTGGCAGATATGGATGACCCCGGTGATGTTGCGCCTATCCGTGCATTGGCTGACCTAAGCCGTTCTAATCGGTTTGCATTCTTTCACCTATACGAGCAGTTCGTTGACAAGTTCTTGATTACGGATGCTGTAGCACAGGTCGAAGAAGCAAAAAACGACTAACCGGTGTGGGGGCTGTTGTTGCGTATTACTGCATCAAGTTCCTTCACCGGCATCCGTCCGAAACAGACCTAACGCTGGATCAAGTCTTTGAAGTTGCCTTTATAGGTCGAGACCTTGAGAAGCAAGAGGTAGAGATGGCAAGAGCCATGCGGGGCATATAATGACGATTGCAGAACTGGTTGTAAAGCTCGGTGTTACTGGTCAAGGGCAGTTACAATCTTCCCTTGATAAAACCAAGTCAGGCCTAAACCAGATTGCAACCAGCGCTAGGTCAGCAGGTACCGCTATTGCATCTGGCCTTGGTGCTGGCCTTACTGGTGTTACTCTTGCCGGAGCTGTCGGCCTTGGCGTATTAGGTAAATCCGCTTTTGATTCTGCGGTGGCGTTTGAATCTTTGTCTGCAAGACTTACTGCCATTACGGGTAGCGGTAAACGTGCCGCAGAAGTATTGGATACGGTTCGTAAGGTTGCAGAGCCTTCACCTTTTACCTTTGATCAACTTGCTACTGCTGCCACGCAACTCGAAGCATTCGGACTAAAAACAGAAGCCATACTGCCACGGCTTGCCAACCTTGGCGCCGCTTTCGGCGCAGATGAAGAACACCTAAAAAGTCTCGTTAACTTGTTTGGTAGATTAGCGGCTGGCAACTTCCCAGACATTGAGCAATTATCAATGTTTGGATTATCGAAATCCATGTTTGCAGCTGAGGGCATCAAGTTTGACGCTGGTGGCTCTTTGATATCGAGCGCCAGAGAAACCTTTGATGCTTTGAATCGCATCATCGATACCAAATATTCGCCCATCATGGATAAGATGGCGGGTACGACTGGAACCAAACTTGCAACCCTAACCGACAAGTGGGAAGGTGCACTTAGGATTATTGGCGGTAAGTTGATTACTATTCTTACGCCGTTCATTGAGTACGCTTCTACTTTCATTGACAAAATAACCAGCAGTGGTGCGCTTGAAATGTTGGTCGACCGCTTCATGCTACCGATGACGGGCATGGCTAAGGCTTTCTCTAATGGTGATATGCAAGCCGGATTAGATCGGTTACTAACTACCGTTGCGGCGTTCATTTCATCTATACCGATGATTCTTCAGTCAACCTTTGAAAACATAGGTAGGCTATTCCAGAACATCTTTGCCAATATCCAAAAGTTTATGAGTCAAGCCAAACCGGGCGGGATGATGGGCTACTACCAAAAACTGGAAAGAATCGATACTGCAAAAGCATTGCGCATGATTTCTGATGATGAATCAAAAAAGCAAAAGGCCGCTCTAGATAGAGAGTACGGAACCAATGCCCCTACGGATTTGATGCAAGGTGTAGACTTTGGCAAGGTTTTTGGTGATACACAGAAGTTTATCGGTGATGTTGTGAGCAAGATGCAAACGTCCAACCTGCCAAAAACGGCCACCGAAGCAGTTAAGCCAAGCGGGCCCGTTGGAAATATTGCCGAGACTGGTAAAGCTACGGCTGATGAATCGAACGACCTCCTACTCCGCATTGCTAAGAATACCAAGGATAGTGCAGACGCTTTGACGCTACGGCGTGAAACATTAGGCGGTGGCACCATGGGGGCTATCGGTCTGACAGGTGCCGAGGTTGGGGCTGTAAACGCCTCATACGGCAGATTTGGTAACGGCTTGATTCCAGCAGGTACTGACCTCGAACGAGCAGTCCGTAGAACCATCAGAGATGAAGGACGGCGTAACGGTCAGCCGGGCATGATGAGGCGGTTCTGATGGCTAACATTCACCCATTGCTGGTTCAGTTTGATGTACAAGAACCACGACCACAAAAGGGTCGGCTGATGGTTGCAGGCGATGGTACGACATTCGATATCACGAACTCGTCCAATGTTTGGCAAGACCCCGCAACGTTAACGACGATGCTGGCTCCACTTCCAGTCACTGCTGCATGGCAGACAACCTATAGCGGATCTTATGCAAGGTACCAGAAAAGCGACTATACGCTGACCACGCCGAGTAAATGGAAGCAGATGCAGATAAAAGCCACAGGCGATTATTACCTGCAATCTTTGGACATTACCGAGCGTGTTACGCTTACATCGGCATTCAGTGCTAACCAAGCGGTATACCTAAGCCTATATATCCCTGGACTAAAAGATTCCGACAAAAGCATCATTCTAAAAGCCGGTTGGGGCGTTGGTTCTGCTGGCTCCGTTGAGGTATGGTTCGCAGCTAATGGGCAGACATTGGTCTATAAGTCTGGAGTGCTAGTCGGTGCCTATGACCGCAATGATTCCAACGTGGCTCCTAACGTCGGAGCGCCCACGAGTAAATCAAACCGTTCGGACTTTATCAGCATATTGATGATTCCAGCACGACGGCGTGAACTAATTGTGTGTACATCTGATGGCACTAACTTTAGCCATGTTTTTGCAGATTTGAGTGCGGACATGGTGAATACGATTGTTCCAGCCGCCTCGTTTTCGTGGCTAGTACCACAAGGACAGGCAACCGTTCAGCTTGCCAAATGTAGCTTTGAAACATCCGGCTACGTCCTTACATCAATCAAAACATTAAGATATCCGCCTCCGGCTGGAGCAGGTTTCGGGGCTACTTTTTCAGGTGATAATCTTGGCATAGGAACTGTAGGTTTTACTGCAACGGTGGTCAAGGCTGACGGTTCTGCCTATACGCCTAATGGAGTCATCAAAGACGTAAGAGGTAAGGTCAGCCTAACAGGTGCAGGGACTGGCTCATTTGGTCTATATGCTATCGATCAGATATACGACCCAGATATCGGAGCGACTGCCAATGCAGCTGTGGACGTTACTCAGTACATCAAGTCGCTTAGTCTAAGCGTAGATGAAGATGGTAAGGCAACCTGCGAAATATCAGCCATTGCGAAACAGTTGGTAGATGCTGGCGTAGAACAACCGGATGTTACATCCGATAGACCTGTACGTATTGCACTATCCAATAACGCATCTACTCCGGTCTATCAAGACATCTTTAGAGGAACGCTCCAGCCGCCACGCATTGAATATCTAGATCGGGATAAAAGCTACAATTGGGCAACGTATAAGTATACGGGCGTAGACCGAAGCGGTGATTTCCAACTAGCATGGCTGGTAGAGTCTTTTCCTTATGACGGCATCATCGCCCTCAATGCGATTATCGACCTTATGCTGATTGCTGGCTACGATGCCAACATTTATTATTCTGGTGACAATCCGCTACAGACGTTGCCATATACGACCAACATCTCCAAAGGGCAGTACAGTCTTGCTCCAGACTATGGCGATACCGTTGGGTCATATATTGACAAAATCAAGCAGGAATATTACGCTACATGGATTACCGGATGGATGCCGACTGCGTCCGGTTATTTGTATCAATGGCTGGATGTAGACAGCGCTAGTACGGCGAGCATTATGACGCTCTACCAGAGTATTGACGATGCAACGGCGGCCGGTGTAGCCGAAGAACTCCGACCGCAACGAGTTATACGAACCCTCAACTCCTACTATGAACAGCCTGAATGTACGCAGGTTACGGTTATTGGACAGGATCCAAACACGGGTATATTAATACCTTATACATATATTGATGGCGCAGCTGAGACGGCAAGCACTTCACCAGCAAGTCGACCGAGGAACTGGCGAGGTAGACCAGTTCCATATATGTTCAAAGAACCAACTTTAAATACTCTTGATGCTGTGATGGCGTCTGCATTAGTTCTTTATCAACGTCTCACTACCGGGCGTACCATGATTGAGTTTGATGCCACGTTACTGGTTTTGAACTCATCGAATAGACCTATATGGCTAGGAGACGTTATCAAGCTCATGGATACCGATGGAACCTCGGTACTCGGTAACTACCGCATCATTGCGATACCTACAATTGATTTCGTGCAGGAGAACACGCCCGGGTCTAGTACGCTGTTCAATGTCCGCAAGGCATCCTACCGAGCAGTGCGTGTGAGTAACGGAACCTAGCCATGCCATACCTTGACATAAGTCGAACGGCGACAAGTGCGGCTGACATTTCTATTGCTTGGACATGGACTGTATACCCTACAAACTTAGTGCCTTTTATCCTTCAAGTTGGCAAGGTCAATGGGTCAGTCGATGGACATATGGGATGGTCTGGTACATGGTCAATGAGTATGACCAATACGCCAAGAGCCCGCCCAGGTAACCCATGGTCATATCAAATCCTTTTGTCTGTAAGCGTATCAAATGGTAATGGGCAAACCGCAAGTAATACCATCGTCGTTGCATCTGGAACTCCCACGGTTGACTATCTAGATATATCTGGAACAATCACAGGTAGTTGGTCGGCAAGCGTAAACACAAACATCCTATGGAACATAAACGAGGCGGCATATTCCGTCATTTCAGCACCGACGCAGTTCCCGCCATACACAACATATGAAGTCTACGAACAGGCCAAACCATCAGCAACTTGCACGGCTACGCTAACGCTTGCAGGAACTTCCACAACAGCCACTGGGACTGTTGGTAGCAGTGGTGGAGCTATTGCCACTCATGACTTCACGGCGGGTCTACAACAGACCTGCGAAGATACAGGCACAGCGTCCGCATCGATTACGAATATCAAGGTGAATGGAGTCACTCCATATCAGGCTACACATTCGCATTCTTACGATAGACAAACCGCTGGAAACTGGTCAACAAATGGAACATCATATGCATCCGAACAGACCACAGTTAGCCTGACATCATCTGCAAGACTAGCCGCTTCAGTGATTCTTACCAGTAGAATACGAGCTTGGGAGGGAGCCTATCCAGATAGCCTGACAATGCGTGTGACGGGCTTTGATTATGAAACTCTAGGCTATAGGGATATCACAGGAACTGGATCTATAAGCGGTTCAGACTCGCTCTACAAATACTCTTTTGCATCCACAATCGTTACGTCATCAGGTAGCAATAGTCTCACTACTGCGCTAAATGGTGTACCTCCATACATCAGCGCACAACTTACTGCTGCGAGCCTAACAACCAATGGAGACAGTAGTACCGATAACCGGGTATTGTTTCGTGGTTGGCGCTTCAACGGCTGGAGCATAGCCGACACAAACAATCGTGCCATTTCTGGTACAGGCAACGACAGAACATATTCACCCTATCAAGGCATGTCGGGATACCGTTACCTGCAAGTACAAATCAAGGCTCAATCAGGCACAAACCAGAGCGGTTATATTGAACTGACCGATTATCACGGCAACACCAAAAGATGGCAGGTTGTGGCTCCTACGACCTCATACAGCACCGTTACACTTGACCTATGCAGCCCTGATGTTTGGAGCCTTGGGAGCCTACCGGCCACGGATGACAAGGACAATCCATACCCACGGAAAAACCTGACAAGCACGAGTTATGCAGGAAGCGAGAGCGTTGATTCGGCTTATTGGGGCGTTACTTCCTGCCAGCGGTTACGAGTACAAAGCGGATTAATTGACATTGGTACAACGACGCTAAAGTACACCAATACCGATTCTACCTACTGCCCGGATTCTTTTACCGCTCAGTTTCAACGCATCACACCTGCAATCGTTTCCGAAGCGGACACGACTACCTACTACTACGGTAGGCGTTTCTGGCAACAGGACAGGGATGGACGAACGGAAGAAGAATCAGATGTATGGTGGCAGATGACAGTCGGCGGTGCTACTGGTGTGACTACGTACAGCGTCCAGCCTGTAACCATCAGCGGGTTGTGTGACCAGATCAATGCATCCGATGCATCTATTGTCAGGCATCCCGGCTGGACTGCTACCAACTCGGTAGCCTATCCGGCTGGTGCTACATGCTCGGTATCACAACCACCGCTAAGGGATTGTTTACTCAACGGTGTTACCGGCTACAGTACATGGCTTAGAGGTGGTGGTATTCTTGCCACTCCTAACGCAACCAGCGGTACAGACTTTGCATATGGTCATCAGCTAGCACAAGGCACCATCGTTGCACAAACGCTCTTTGACCGCATCAATGGTAACTTTCCTCCAGACCTAAACGACCCATTCGATGTCAATGGCGGTACTGATTCTGGCTTATACCTACCAGCTGGAAGTTTGCTCCGTGGTATTGCTCATGGTGCACTACTTGATAGTGCTGGAGACCCTGCCGCCTCCGGAACTGTTAACCTTGAACTGGCCAGCACGAGCGCAAACCGGGGCACCGATTCAAGCTTGGACGCTGAAGGACGGTATTACACCAGTACACCTTGGGGACTCGGCGAAAGTAATCA